CAGATTCGGTAGATTTAATAATGAATAAAGAAAATAGATGGGAGTTAGGAGTTATTCAACGAGGAAAGGAATTGTTTGATTGCTTCACACATATTATGGACACAACAGTTATAAAAGACATATCTTTATTTGATAAAGTATTTGCGATAGAGGGGAATGTAGCATTTACCCGTGGCCACTTTCATTATATGGGCAAGTATGTTTCAAAAAAGCTCCCCAACCTCCCAATAGTAGACAGCAAAGATGTAGCTATAAAACTGGAAGCTCATTGGTTAAAGTATTATAGGGAGTTTTCTCCGAACCTGCCTGTTCAGTCAGAAGTGTTTGAAACTAAGTTTGGGCAAAACAGGATGAGGTTAGAAAATTCTATGATGGTGAAATGGAAAGGTACTTACCAGCGAATGACAGAATCTGAACTTAATATGTTTTAAGGTTATGCCAACAGATTTATCAAACTATTACAAAAACTATGGCAGAAGACGCTAAAATCGTAGAAAATTCGTGGACTGACCCCATAACAGGTAAGTTCAAGCCTGGTAATCCTGGAAAGCCCAAAGGCACTAAGAACAAGCCTAAGTTTTTAGATGAGATAGAGGAAATGTTAGACGAGTTGGCAGAGGGGAAAGATTATACTTATAGGCAGGCATTAAAGAAACAGATATTAAAGAAACTTATTATTGACGGGGACACGGGACTGATTAAAGAATACTGGCAACAAAGAGATGGCAAGCCAATGCAACCGACAGATATAACAAGCAAGGGTGAAAAAATAGTTATACCTATATTCAATGGACAATCTATTCAAACCAACAACAGCTACCAAAAAGATATTCCAACTGAAAAAGAGAATCCGAGCAGTGTCGGGGGGGACATCAGCCAGCAAAACAATTAGTATTATTATTTGGCTGATAGATTACGCCCAAAGCACAAAGAATGAAGTTATCACAATAGTTGGAGAATCTGTGCCTCACTTGAATTTGGGAGTGATAAGGGATTTTAAAAACATAATGGTGGCTCACGGTTATTGGGAAGATGACCGATGGACAGAGGGAAAGAAGTATGTATTTGAAACAGGGAGCGTAATAGAGTTTATTTCATTTGATAAGTTTGGGAAAGCTCACGGCCCGAGAAGAGATGTATTATTTTTAAATGAGGCAGTCCATTTTCCTTACAACATAGCAGACCAGTTGATTACGAGGACACGCAAGATAGTTTGGATGGACTGGAATCCGTCAGAAGAGTTTTGGTTTTATACAGAAATGCAAGGTAAAAGGGATGATATAGACTTTTTAACTTTAACTTATTTAGACAACGAAGCGTTGGATGATATTACAAAACAAGAAATTGAAGCACACAGGAATAACAAAGAATGGTGGACTGTTTACGGCTTAGGGCAATTAGGAGTTATTAGTTCAAGGATTTACAAGGATTGGTTAATAATTGACGAGATACCGCACGAGGCAAGGTTAGTGGCAAGGTGGTTGGACTTTGGATATTCTAACGACCCGAGTTCAATAGGCGATATTTACGAATATAACGGAGGTTATATTGCAGACGAACAGCTTTATCAGAAAGGAATGTTAAATAAACCGCTTGCTGATGTGATATTAAGTTTAGACACGCCGCAGACATTAGTAATAGCCGACAGCGCAGAGCCAAAAAGCATAGACGAGATTAGAAGTTTTGGGGTGAATATAGTTGGTGTTTCAAAACAAAGAGGCGAGAGTAAGTCTGAAACATTTGTAAAGTGGAGCATAGGAATTGTGCAGAACCAGAGAATATCTATTACAAGAAGAAGTTTTAACACTTTATCAGAATATAGAAACTACTTATGGTTTACTGATAAAAACGGCAAGATTTTAAATATTGAAGACCCGAAGTGTGCAAATCATAGTATGGCTGGGATAAGATATGTTTTATGCACATTAGTTCCAAACAAGACTGGGAATGATGAAGCCGAAAGAGCAGACCGTTTAATGGCGAGATTAAGAAATCAAACTAATCAAACAAGGTAAATGCCAAAGAAATTTAAAATGTTTATAAATGGACAGCTTAAACAAATTAATTTTACTGTTATGGGATTAGACACCATAACATCTGATTTTCTTAATTGGTGTATGGAGAATAGAGATAATTTAGAATATATAAAAGAATGCAATACAATGAAGTCTTCGTCAAATTCAGTAGTCCTACATTTTGACCATTTAAGTGCTATAAAGAGAATTGATGATGTCATAAAACATCAAAGGGCTTGACAAGTGTTATTGATATAGAGTAAAATAAATTAAATATAAAATTCCTAACCAAAATCAACGGGGGGAAGCTATAAAGCTTTCCCTTTTTTAGTATGCAAAACAATAAACCAAAATATACAGACCCAAAGGAGTTCTCTATAATCAGGGACATATATTTTGAGAAAGATAATTTAAATAAAGAAGAAATTGACCCGATTGAAAAATTGGAGAGGATGGAATCAAAACATAGAAATTTAAATAATAATTCAAGATGAGTTTAATATCTGCTTCATTAGAGAAAATACGCGAAAACTACGACAAAACAATAGATCTTGTTGAAGGTTTATCTTTTTCACAAAAGAAACAAATAAGAACGATTGAGTTTTATAACAACTCACGATACTTAAAAGGCAACAAAGACGAGTTGGGCAGAGAGAAACCTTTTTATCAGATATTAAACGCTATCTGTGATGTTGAGAACTCTGCAAAGGACTTAGACACCAAAGACATAAACGTAACAAGCGATGACGCAAATCATTATGTAGAGAGTTGGCTACTTTCAAAAGATATTCAGGTTTGGATGAAGGATGTGAACCTTGCTAAGACCTTAAACGATATGCGAGATACGCATACCCGTTATGGCTCTTTGCTGGTAAAGAAAGTTGAGAAGAAAGACGAGTCGGGAAAGAAACAGCTTTACCTTGAATTACCCGAATGGAAGAACACAATTACAGACCAAGTTAATATTTTACAAGGAGCAATAGTTGAAACCCACTGGATGACACCTGTTGAGCTTTCAAAGATGACTGAATGGGATCAGACAGCCATAGACAATTTATTAAAAAAGATAAAAGACGAAGGCAAGAGGGTGCCTGTTTATGAGATTAGAGGTGAGTTCAGCCAAGCGGTGTTTAAAAATTGCTCAAAACAGAAATACACTAAAAAAGACGAGAGGACTTTTTTTTATCAGCTTTATTACATAGCCGGTAATCCAGTTGACGCAGGAACTACAGCCAAAGAGGACGCTTTTATTCCTCTTTACTGGGAAGATGACACAGAGAGATGTTATAAGTATTTAGCAAGAAAGCCTAAAGCAGGCAGAGCGTTTGGAGTGGGAGTTATGGAAGAGGGCGAGGAAGCCCAAGTATGGACTAATGACGCTATTTTAAAACAACAGAGGGCTATGGAATACACGACTAAAGTTGTGGGGCAG